CAATAAATAACTGAGGGGGGACCTTAACGATAAGATATGAAAGCAATAAAAAACAATGTCAAGGCGCTGCCTAAAAATCAGCTAATTAAAAAAGTACCGGCATGCCCAGTTTACTTAGCAACAGATGCAAAAGTGCATTGGAAAAAATCTGCACAAGCATTGATTGATGCAGAGGTTTTAAAAGCAATTCATCTTGTGGGATTAGGCGTATTATGCACGGAATTGGCACAATTTCAATTTGCAAATAAGGCAATAGCTGCTGCAAATCGTAAAAAAGCTGGCTCCGGATATATACAAATGTTTGGCACTGGAGCAAAAAATATTAGTGTAGAAGTTACCTTAAAAAATGCAGCAATTAAAAACATCATGCAATGCTTAAAGCAATTTGGTTTAGATCCTAAATCTGAAAAAGAATTAAACCTAGAACCATCAACACAACTTGACATGTTCGACCAGGTGTTTAACAAGCTTACAAAAACTTCATGAGAATAAAGTCCATTATAAAAAACAGCACACCTTATCAGTATGCCTTATCTATTCAGTCAGGTAAATTACCTACTGGAGAAATGATGAAGCTTACAGCTGCTCGTTTTTTTCAATGGATAAAAGATGCAGATCAAGATGGCTATTATTTGGATCACCAATCTGGCATGATGATTATAAACTTTTTTGAAGAATGCATAAATCACACCCAGGGAAAACTAGCAGGCCAGCCTTTTATTTTGGCACCGTTCCAGCAATTTTGCTTGTACAATGTCTTTGCATGGAAAAATAAAAAAACACATTTAAGGCGCATTTCAACCATCTATGATAAGCGCGCAAAGAAAAATGGTAAGACTGCAGAAATGGCTGGCCTAGCACTTTTCATGATGAGCTTTGAAAATGAATCTTCTAGCCAAGTATATGTAGGTGCAACTAGGCAAGAACAGGCAAAAATATGCTGGAAGCAAGCTCGTGATTTTGTGATGCATAATAGAGCAAATCCAATCTTAAAAAAGCTAGGTTTTTTGTGTAAGCAGACCGAAATAGAGTTTCCAAAATTGGGATCTATAATGATGGCCCTTTCTAAAGACTCCAAAACCCAAGATGGAATATCAGCACATCTTTCTATAATTGATGAATATCACGCCCACAAAGATGATACTGTAAAGGAAAACTTAGAATCATCTAGTGTCATGCGTGCGCAGCCTGTTACTTACCACATCACAACTGCAGGAGCTGCAATAGGTTCTGTATGTTTTGAGTATGAAACAGTTTGCAAAGATATTTTAAGAGGTATTAAAAAAGACAATAACACTTTTATAATGATACATGATTTGGATCCAGATGATGATTGGGAAGATGAAAAAAACTGGTACAAAGCAAATCCATTACTAGGGCAAGGTTTAGCCATAAAAAATATAAGATCTGAATTTGTAAAAGCAAAAAACCAGCCTAGCAAAGTTAAAAATTTCAAAACAAAGCACCTTAATATGTGGGTTAATTCTTTAGAAACTTACCTAGAAGATAACATTTGGATGCATGATAGTAATAAGGAAAAAGTAAATGATCAGGACATTATAGATAACGGTTGCGTGCTGGCTCTAGATTTATCATCTGTAAAAGATTTAACAGCGCTTAGTGCAGTTTCTCATCCAGATAGTAACGGAGTGGTTCACACAAAAACCATACATTTTTGTCCACAAGCAACCGTTGCTGCTAGATCAAAAGAAGATGCTGTGCCATATCAATCATTTGTTGAGCAAGGTCTTTTAATTGCAACACCAGGAGCATCTGTAGATTATGCAATAGTCGAAAAATACGCACGTGAATGGTATGCATATTTTAATGCAGAAGCAATCGAATTAGACCGGTGGAATGCAAATTCCATAAAGCATAACATGATTAATGCTGGCTTAAACGTAAGAGAGTTTACTCAAAATTTTACCAACTATACAGTTCCAACAAAACAATTTGAAATACTGGTTGTTAATGGCAAATTACGTCATGGTGGCAATCCATTACTACGATGGCAAATAGGTGGTCTGGTTGCGATAAAGGATCCTAATGAAAATTTAAGGCTTGATAAGTCTAGATCCACAAGGCGTATTGATGGACTGATAACCATAGTAATGGGCATAGGCGGCACCATGACACCGCTAGAAGATAATAATGATAGTACTTATAATAACGTTGAAAATATAGTCTTTTAAAATGAGCGATTTAAACCACCACACCTATCAAGATTATAAACGTGCCTGCCAGTTAGGAACAGATACAGGATTCTTTCAGGCCTACTTTGAATCATTGCCTAGCAGTAGAACTAATGAAGAGGCATTCCTTTCTGTAAATGAAGAATCGCTGGAGCATTTTGGAGAAGAAAAATATATTTCTTACGATGCTTTTAGATCACATTTAAGCAGGTATTTAAAAAGAAAACAGTCAAATAAATAAATAAATGCACTCACACGACACCTACATAAAAGATAATTACCTAAAAATATCTGCAAATGATATTGCAAAGGTGATAAAAAAGTCACCTACCTATGTGCGTGCTAGGTATAAAGTTCTAGGAATTGTTATTCCTGCAACACTTACTAAAGATTTTAAATCTCGCAAGGCTGCTCTCAGAACTAAATTCACAAAAAAAGATGACCAATATCTGATAGATAATTACCTTAAAATTCCTATAAAAAGAATGGCGATGCAATTAAATCGCAGTGGTTTTGGAACGTTTAATAGGCTTAAAAGATTAGGCCTAGAAGTGCCTAAAGAAATTGCGCTTTCGCGAAAGCGAAACAACCATTTTAAAAAAGGACATATTCCAAAAAATAAAGGAATTCCTGCTGCAGAATGGATGTCAACAGATCAATTAAAAAACTTTAAAAACAACCAATTCAAAAAAGGCAACCAGCCTTACAACACATTAACCGATGGAGTGACCAGGCAAAGATCAGATAAAAGCGGTGCGGTATACACCTATATAAGAATATCAAAAGGAAATTGGGACCTGCTCCAGCGCTATGTGTACCGAAAAGAAATAGGACCGGTAGAAGATAATGAGATAGTAACTTTTAAAAATGGCAACACACTAGATTGCTCACCAGGTAATTTAGAAAAAATAACCAAATCTGAAAATATGCTGCGCAATACAATTCACCGACATGGACCAGAGATAGCAAAATCACAATTCCTAATTAAAAAATTAGAACGCAAAATAAATTCACAGTCAAAACTATAAATCATGAGCAACCTCACCCAATTAAATGAAAGCCTTTTTGAAGTCTTTAATAAAGTAAAAGACAAATCAATGGATCTCGATAGAGCACGAGTGCTGAATGCAACTGCATCCACAATCATCAATAATGCAAAAACGCAGCTGGATGCCTTAAAACTATCTGAAAAAATAGGAATGGTACCATCAGATATTTTACCAGCTATAGAAAAAACCAACCCTATTAACAAAGCGGTAAATGCTATTTCCATAAGTGCTAATACTGCAAAGCTTCAAGAATCAAAGTCAGTATCCATAAAAAAAACACCTAGAGAAATCCTGATTGAGATGGACAATTTTGCGGTAAAAATTGGATATAATGACAGGCTGGATGCTATACGTGCATTAAAAGAGAAAGGATTTGAAGAGCTATTTAACAATAGAAATAATGCATTATGAATTTAATAAACGCATTGCTGGTATTGGTTGCCACCATCCTTATATGTGCTGGCCTTACCTTACTATTGGACTGGTCATGGATCGCTGCGCACTGGCTGCGACAGTTGCTAGTGGCAACACTTACCATTTCATTTCTGATTTTAGGAATGTTTATAGCAGTAAGAAATTTAATTAATGTAAATAAAATTGAAGATTAAAAAACAACCATGCAAGATCCAGACCTAGAAAAAGTCACAGCCAGTATTGTATATAGTTACCTGGCACTGCATCACAATGAGCAAGTAAAGCACACAGGTTACTACAAGAGCAAGCTCAAAGAAACTTTAAGGCCTGCACTTATACAACTGCAAAAGATAGAGCGCAAAGAATTTGATAAGATGGAATCTGTAGAAAGCAATGTCACTCATCAGATATCCAGTAATATCATAACCTACATGGAGCAAATGATTAAAGGCTCCTTCACAGATACGCTACTACTAGCAAACATGCAAATGGCCTATAAAAAGAATCCTCAAGAAATAGAAAAAACAATTAACAAAGTATTAAATCAATAATTTATGAAAATCACAGGATCAGTAAAACAAATAGGAGATACAGCGTCCTTTGGAGCAAACGGCTTTCAAAAACGTGAAGTAGTTATTTCTACAGTAGAGCAATACCCACAGCACATTCTAATAGAATTGCACCAGGATAATGTAGATCTCATAGATCTATATAAAATCGCAGATAATGTAAGTGTGAGTTTTAATGTAAGAGGTCGTGAATGGACTAATGATCAAGGTAAAATATCTTACTATAATAGCATAGTAGGATGGAGAATAGAAAAATTTAACTCTTAATAATTAGGCGAGGACTGGATGACGTTAATAGCACTACTGTAAGATTTTGCATAGCGTTAAATTATAAGAATAGTAGCGTATAAATGGACACCTAAAATCGGTTAAACCAATAGCAGGTAAATAAAAAAATAGTAGCGAAAAACACTGCCTTAGCTATTATTTTTATATAGTGTTGGTAGTAGTTAATTTTAATGAAATGATAAAAAATAAAAGTGATTTTCAAAATAAAGTCTATTCTTTTTTTGAAAACAGATATATAGGTAAAATTCTAAAATTAGAACCTGCTTCTTTAAATAGACACTATATAAAATTTAAGCCTATTAATTCTGTTTGGTTTCAAAAACTTTCAGATAGTATAGATGTTGATTCTGTAGATTTTGAAAATAACACTATTAGTGGATTTATAAGTAATACAAGCAAATTAATATGCGATTAGTTTAATTACTGCCAATGGAATTGTATGACAGTAGTAACGTAAAATTATGAATGAATTAAGCATATTAGGAATAGTGATTGTTGGCGTTGTTTTTGGATTAGGATTTTTAGCATTAGGTATTTATATGACTTTTGACAAAACACCTAGAACATATATAATAAAACCGCCCAGCCACTTGAAACCAAAAAAACAGTAAGAAGTTATTACTGTTATACAGTGTTATAAATATAGTGTGGCGGGTAGTTTTGACCTACCAATTTAAGTAAGCGATGACGATTGCCTAAAGAATATTAGTATAACCTAAAGTGAGGTGATTAGCGTATCTGTAATAGAGTAAAATCGAGCAAAGCCAATACCCTGTAAGTAAACGCTAATTAAGCCACACTTGTATATAACGTGATGAATAAGATTAGTAAAAGATATGAGAAAACAGATTTTAGATATTAGCGAAAAGTTGCGAATAGGAGCAATAGAAGAAAATGAAGCACAAAGGCTTTTATTAATTTTATTTGGTGTTATTGAACCGTTTTACTGCCACGATAAATGTGTAGCAAATGCGTGTGAAGATTATGACCACCAAATATGTAAACAGCAATGTAATAAATGTAAGGCAGTATAATGTTCTCTAACATTTTGTCTATGCTTAGTGCGTGCAAAAATTAAACTAATTTAGAATATGGAAAAATTTGAAATAAACAAACTGGAACTATCGGAAGAAACTGTAAAAGCATTAAGTATAGACGGTCTTAGTAGTAGTTATTCTTTGATGGATGAAATAAGACAGCAACAATTAAAATGCGAGGAAAATTGCATTAAACAGGTTATTGAACAGTACACAGGTAAGCCATTGGAATTAAAAGACGCTCCAAAAGTTATGAGAGCCTTTCATATAAATGACAGTAGTAAATATATACTTGCTTATAATGGCGTTCAATTAGGTATGATTAGATATATAAACGATGGATGCAATTTTACGGTGGAATTTACACCTAATGATCTACAGTTCTAATTACTACTAACAACCGTATATCGTTATTAACGATATTTTTTTCATCAAAAATTAATAAAAAATAAACCAGAAATAAAAGATTCACAATAATAAATCAAATGATCAAAGTGACCATAAAAAACAATTAAACCGCTACCATCTTTGTAACTCATAATAAGTTTTTATAGAGTTACATGATTTTAGCACAAGCCTTTAATTTTCAATCTCAAAGCCGAGCAGCCACTTCTATTACTAGTAGTGAGTTCTTCGGCTCTTTGTTTAGAGCTAACGGCATATCCAATGTAAATCAGGTTAATTCTTCTAGAGCACTTACTGTAAGTGCCTATTACAACGCCGTGGACCAGATATCTAACGACATTGCAAAGACCCCATTTAAAGTATATCGCGCCACAGGAGAAGGTGTAGAAACAGACAGCAGCCATCCAGTTGCTAGACTCATAGGTAAAGAGCCATCACCGCTCATGACCTCATTCACATTTAGAAAAATGCTCGTGCAAAGCGCCATTCATAAAGGCGATGGCTTTGCATACATTTTGCGCAATAATGCGGGCACTCCAGTAGAATTATCCTATATAGATTACTATGATGTTTCTGATATTAAGAAATATGAAAACCAGCTTTATTATTCCATAAAAGGATTTGTAAACATGATACCAGGTAGTGATATGCTGCATGTCATGGGGTACTCAGATAATGGATTGCGGGGTATTTCTGTGGTAAACTTCATGGCACAAACATTAGGCATCTCTATAAATGCACAAGAGTTTGCTGCGAGTTCTTATGAAAATAAAGCCATTACGTCTGGCGTTTTAGAAACAGATAAAAATATAAATAAGGATAATAAGCCATTAATATCTAATGCGTTTAATGATCACATGACTTCTACTAAGAAGCACCGCACTGCGGTCCTTGACGATGGCATGAAATATAAAAGAATCACACTTACTCCTGCAGAGCTGGAGTACTTAGGCACTATAAAAAATGGTGTAGTAGAGGTTGCACGATTCTTAAACATTGCACCACACAAATTAAAAGACATGGCAAATGCAAATTATTCTTCTTTGGAATATTTAGGCATCGAGCACCAGCAAGATTGTGCGATGCCATGGCAGTTAAAAATAGAAAGTGAGTGTGATCGCAAGCTTTTTACCGATAGCGAAAAACAAGATCGCTTTACAAGATTTCAAAACAATGCTATTCTGCGTGCAGACATCAAGTCGCGTGCAGATTATTATACCAAAGCAATTTTTAGCGGTTACATGTCCCAAAATGAAGTGCGTAAACTAGAAAATTTACCACGCATAGATGGCCATGATAATTTACTCACTCCGGTTAATGCACAAACACTAGCACAAATAGACGCTATAATAGAATCAAAAGATGGAAAATAATATCATAACTAGAACGGCACAATTACGTGCACCAGGTGAAGCAGATCCTACAAATCGCAGCTATGAATTTGTAATCTCTAGCGAGACCCCAGATACTTATGGCACCGTTTTCTTAAGTGCAGGATGGGATTTAGAACGTTACCAGCGCAACCCTGTTGTGCTGTACAATCATCGCTCTTTTTCAGATAATCCAGATACAACCATAGGCACTAGTCAGGTGCGTGTAGAAGGTACCAATCTAGTAGCCACTTTAAATCTAGAAGAAGGAAACGAAATTGCTGACAAGGTAAAGCGCCAGCTAGATAACGGCACTTTACGTATGGCATCCATCGGTGCAGACATTCACGAGTACAGACGTGGTGTTTTTGAAGAAGGGGAAAATCCAGAAAACATTTACTTCACGCGTATGGAGTTACTAGAATGGTCCATCACTCCAGTGGGCTCTAATCCAGATGCCTTAAAGAGAAATGCAGATTTTAATGATACCGCTTTCGCGAAAGCAAAAATAAAAGATAATAACGTACCAGGCAACGAGTCTGGACAACAAAGAGACACAGCAAAGCTCGATGAGTTTCAAGCTGAGTATATGTATAATTTAAATAATCAGTAACATGAACAAGTTAACACAGCTTAAAGCAGATCGTGCAGCAAAGATAGCAGCACAAAAAGCACTCATCGACACAAGAAACACAGCAAATCGTGATTTCACAGAAGATGAAACAACACAATTTAGAGCACTCACAACAGAGATAGAAGCATTTCAAAGCTCTATTGATTTGGAGCAGGAAGTAGTAGAAGCGCAAGCTCGTGCTGCATCTTCTCAAGGAGTATCTGTACCTGGTGGCACAAAGCCTAAAGGTGAAGAGGCAGAGAAGTCAAACATCCATGCGCGTGCAAGCATCCTCGGTGCTATACGTAATGCAAAAAAAGGAGCGCCACTAGAGGGAGCTACAAAAGAACTGGACGAAATAGGTCGTGAGCAAAATCGTCTTGCTGGTATCACAACTAATGATAATGCTGTGATCGTTATTCCTATGGCTACTCGTGCAGACCAGCAGTCTGTTACTTTAGATAGTGGGGAATATGGTGGCCAGTTGGTACAGAATCAAGCGCCACGTGTGCAGGATCCTTTTACGCCTAAATTGTTCCTAGAAGAATTAGGAGCGACATTATTGACAGGATTAACTGGTGGAAGTATTCCTATGCCTAATGCAAATAATTTTGATTTTGCGTGGTTGGCCGAAGGTGCTGAAGCTGCAAAGCAAAAGCAAAAATTTGTTGGTCCTAGTTTGGTTCAGAAACGTGCCAGTACAGTAGTGGAGATTACCAACACTTTGATAAATCAATCATCCATAGGTGTGGAGCAATTGATTAGAAATTTATTAATGCAAGGAGCTTCCAGAATTTTGAATTCTGCTGCCATTAATGGACCAGGTACTAATGCGCCTACAGGTATTTTGAACACAACAGGAATCAGCACCGGTAGTTCTACTGCAGCTACTGCAGCTACTTATGCTCTGATTGCTGAGCTAGAAGCATTGATTGATACAGATGATGTGTCAGATGTGAGTCGTGGTTGGTTAATGCATCCTAAAGTAAAGGCAGCTTTACGCACCATTAAATTGGATGCCGGCTCTGGATTGTTTTTGTTAAATAGCAATGAAGAATTTCAAGGTTATAAATATGCAAGTACCAACTTGGTCCCAACATTAGATGCTGGTGGTACAGATGTATATCCATTAATCTTTGGAGACTTCTCTCAGTTGTTTGTGGGTCAGTTCGGGGCTATGTCCTTAGTTGTAGATCCTTATTCCTTAGCTGGTGCAGGGTCTGTAAGAATTATCCCAGAAATGTTTGCAGGTGTAGCAATTCCTAAGCCTAATGCTTTTGCAGCAAACAGCTTTATCACTGGAGTTTAATATTTATTTGGTTGGTTAGGTAAGGACATCTCATGACTGTGCATGTCCTTACCACAATCAATCATACTTAAAACTATAACAATGGCAAATAAAAATACAACTACAGCAGCTGCCAAGAAGAAGGTAGTTCTGTTAAAAAATAAAATTCCTACTGCAATGGCTGCTCAAGTAGCAACATCAAAGGAAAATGCAAAAGTTGCTAAAGATAAAAAAGCAGCTTATTCCAACCAGGATAAAACTCTAGTCAAGATTGAAGAACCAATTTGCGGCAAGTTCAACTTGCCTTATAAAGTAGGTCAAGAAGTAGAAATGGAAACAAAGCAAGCATATGAATTGGTTGTTTTAAAATTTGCAAGCCTTGTCAGTGAAGGTGATACAATTTCTAGCCTACAAAAGAAACTAGGAATCAAAAACGAAGATTAAAACCAGCATCATGAACTACACCATCACACCACTAGTAGCAGACAGTTATTGCACCATAGCAATGGCAAAGAAGCAATTGCGTATAGATGCAGATCAAGACTTTGATAATGATCTGATAGAAGATTATCGAGGTAGTGCTATTGATCAAGTGGAAAATATGTGTGCAGTTGTTTTTGGTAGTAGAGTAATGGTAGCTTCTTACGAGAAATTTGAAAAGAAGATGACCTTACCGGTATGGCCAGTCAACTCTATTACTAGCATAAAGTACAAAGATACTGCAGGTCAAGAGCAAACCTTACCAGAAAGTGATTATGTACTATTTGCTTACCAAGAAACTCATGACGTACATGTGACCATAAAAGTAAATCTTCCAGAAATCGAAAAGGATCAGCCAGCCGCTGTAGTAATTACCGCAGCAGTAGGAACGCCTACGGTGCCCAAAGATGTAAAGCAAGCCGTTAAATTGCTCATCTCAGATTCAGATACCTATCGGGAAGATAAGCCTATGCCAGGCACAGATAGATCTGTAAACATAAAATTAAGACCTTATAAATATTAAAAATGGAACGCACATTTATAGGCCAATTTAACCGCAGGATAACACTCAGTTATAATGATGAGACTACTAGTAGCACTGGTGCGGTTAATAATGTCCTGGTGGAAATAGGTGTGGTAAGTGCTAAGTACATGGATAAGAGTGGCACAATGGAGCAAGAAGAAAAACTGTTGCACACCAACACTCGAGAGTACTTGATAAGATACCGCAAAGATGTATGGGCGCAAAGAAATGAGTTAACCATTACAGATAACGGTGTGAATTATAGAGTGTACCACACGGCAGAGATGGATAGAAATAAATTTCTAAAGTTAACGGCAACTGTTTATGAGTAAGAATCTGACAGAAATAACAGGCTTTAAAGAATTGAGCCAGCAATTAAAAAGGTTAAGAAATGATCGATTAAAACGCAATGAAATTCTTAAAGTTTTAAGACAGGTAAGTAAAGCCACAGTAAATGCTGCACGTAGTGAGGCACCAGTTTCAAAAAAACCGCACCTCATAAGTGGTAGAAGAACCAGAATGATTATAAATCCTGGTAATCTTAGAAAAAGTATAGGGAACATAACAGGTAAAAGTAAAAGCATACCTACCATTTATGTAGGACCTCGAGTAAAGGGAAAGAATATGGGCTTTTATGCCGCATTTGTACATGGTGGTACAAAGAATGGAATCAAGCCTAATCAATTTATGACTAGAGCTTATTCAAAAACTAGAGGTCAGGTAACTGCAGATGCAGAAAAAGGAGTCGCAAAATACCTGCAAAAACAAATAAATAAATTAAGCAATGCTTAAACAGGATAGTGAATATGTACATGGAGTGCTGGTAGCAATGAATGCTACTACAGCAGTTAATGGTTTCTTTACAGCTTTTTTCCCGCTGGTAGGAGATGCAAAAGCGGTGCAGCCTTTTTGTAATTATACGCTTTCCCAACTAAGTAAACCAACAAAGGACAGGCTGCGAGCCTATAACATATCCTTTGATATCGTTGGAAAAAATTACGATCAAGTTACTCAAGGAGCAGATTTGCTGCAGGAGTACTTTGAAAAAAATCAAGACACATTTAGATTCGCTGGCAGCGATTCCTCTTTTGTAAACGAGATGGACAGCTGCGTGGTGACTACCAATTATAATTTTAAAATAAGTTAATTATGTCTGTTATATCCGGAAGCGCGAGGTTCACCCTCGATGGCAAAACAATTTTTCACAGCACAAGTTCCTCGCTATCATTGGCAAGGGCTCTCAAGGAGCGTGCAACAAAAGACACTAACGGCACTGAGGTGGCAAAAGGGATCAAGTCCTGGAGCGCAAGTGGTGAGCAGTTGGGAGTTCTAGAATTACCACCTGGTGTCACAGATTCAGAAGCCTTTGCAGGTCTTTTTGAAATCTACAATGATGACACTGACACCTTGATTGATTGGGAATTTGTTCCTAAAGACACTACTGGTCTTTTCAAGTATAGTGGTAAGTGCATCTTGACCGCTCTAGAAATCTCACTTCCTAATGAAGAAGATGCCACATCTACTTATGCAGTTACTGGTAGTGGAGTGATTGAGAAAACAACAATAGCCTAATCACTATGGAATCCGGGACGATGAAAATAGTGATTAAAGAAGGCAGTTATCCAGTAGCATTTGGATATGGAGCCTTAAGGATATTAGGTAAGACTTGGGAATGTGATGATCTTCAAGAAGTGTTTTCACGTCTCGGCAAGCTGGGCGATCTCGTAAATGGGAAGCTCGGCTTCGAGTCGATGGACATGCTAGGCGAGATCACTCTTGCAGGAATCAGATCACAAGATAGTGATGTGGATCTTACAACAGATGATGTTGTTAATGCCTTAATGCACGCGCCAGATAAGATGGCTTTGATCATGCAAGAATTTGCTGCATCACTGCCTAATAATGAGCCTGCAAAAAAAAAGAAGATTCCAGTGAAGAAAGCTCCACCAAAGAAGAAACGCTAACCTGGGATAAACTAGAGGAGATATGTGGTGAGATAGCCTTGCCACTGCATCTCTTTTATGAGCACACTCCTCGACAGTTTTTGAACTATTTAAAAGGAGTACGCTTTCGCGAAAGCGAGAATCATAAAGCAACAATGGAGCAAACAAGATTGCTGGCTATGTACAGCATCTTACCGCACCACGATGCAAAAAAATACGGTAAATTAAAGCTTGCCGACATCTTCCAATTTCCTTGGGATGAAAAAAAACAGCAGGAACCAGAGCAAGATCTGGAGCAGCAAAATGAAGAAGCAATAAAACTTTGGGACAAAGTAGGTCCTATGAAAACAATATAAGTCATGGCCAGTTTAGCACAAATTAATGTAAAATTCGCTGCTGATTTAAAGCAGTTTTCTACCCAGATGCAAAATGCCACTAGGCAAGTGGAGAAGGTAGGTAAGAAGATGACTAAGGTAGGTAAAAATCTTAGTGTAGGACTTACAGCTCCCATCATAGCATTAGGTGCAGCCAGTGTTATAGCATTTGACAAGCAAGCAAAAGCCATTGCACAAGTAGAGGCTGGTCTTAAATCTACAGGTGGCACAGCTGGCAAAACAAGTGAAGAACTTCAAAAGTTAGCAAGTTCACTACAAGGCAATTCTTTATTTGGTGATGAAGAAATTCTAAAAGATGTCACTGCTCAATTACTAACATTCACAAATATTGCAGGCAATCAATTTGATCGCACGCAATTAGCTGCTCTGGATCTTGCAACTCGTCTTGATGGAGATTTAAAAAGTGCTTCTATTCAATTAGGTAAAGCGCTTAATGATCCTGTGGCAAACTTGAGTGCATTATCTAGATCTGGTATTCAGTTTAGTACAGATCAAAAGAAAGTAATAAGCGCACTCACAAAAAGTGGCAGACTTGCAGAGGCACAGACTATCATATTAGATGAATTAGAAAAGCAATATGGTGGTGCTGCAGAGGCAGCTGCAAAGGCTGGACTAGGACCATTCAAACAATTGTCTAATTCTATAGGAGATCTGACTGAGGATTTTGGTAAAATTATAACTGAGGCATTAATCCCATTTATCGATTACATCAAAGGTGTAGTTGATAGGTTTAAAGATCTGGATAATAGCACAAAAAGAATCATTGTTATTGTGGCAGCACTTCTTGCAGCTATAGGTCCTTTATTAATAGCAATAGGACTTCTAGCTACGACAGTAATCCCTGGACTGATAGCGGCTTTTAAGGCCTTATCCTTAGTGATTGCTTCTAATCCTATAGGACTTGCAGTCATAGCGATTACTGCATTAAGTGTGGCTATTGCTGCAGCCAGTGGTGTTTTTAGAGAGTACACAGATGCTGCAATGGAGTTCAATGATATTACAAAAGCGGCAACTGGTAACATTGCAAAAGAAAAAGTTGCTATTGACAAGTTAGTTTTAACAGCAATCAATGAAAAAGTAAGTAAAGAAGAACGCTCCACAGCTTTAAAGAAGTTACAAGAACAATATCCTGCTTATTTTAAGAACTTAAGTATTGAAAAATCCACTACTAACGACATAACAACAGCCACAAAAAAGCTCACACAGGCCTTACTTCAAAAAGCAAAAGTACAAGCTGCAGAAGAAAAGCTGGTGGATGTACAAAAAAGACTTTTAGATGTACAGCTTAAGCAAGCCGATAATATCCAGCCTACACTTACAGACACTTATGCAAGTGCCGGAAGTGGTCTTGCCAAAGTGTTTACAGGAGCTTATGATAGGGTAGTATCTGGACAAGATCCTACTAGTGGAGTAGCTCTGGATTTTTTAACCGGTTCTTTAGGAAAAAGAGCAAAAGTAATTAGTGACAACGCTGCAAAAGAGACTAGTGAGCTTAAAAAGCTACAAGATCAATTGCTTAAGTTTATAAGCAGTAATCAAGGTGTAGTAGAATCACTTAAGCCTGTAGCTCCAAAAGTTGAAGAAGTTACTCAGTCAGTAGAGGATTTAGAAACTACAGCAAAAAAATTCAATGTAACTGGAATACAGATTCAAGCTCCAGAATTTAAACCAGGTGCAGACGTTCAATTGATACCGCCAGAGGCAGTAGATCAGTTTGACGAAGATCTATTGAGAATGAAAGAGAGAGCTTTTGAATTTCAAGAAGCAATCACCCCTATCATGGAAAATGTTGTTGAGAGTTTCGCAAGTGGATTTGGTCAGTTGATAGCAAATACTGCTCAAGGCGGTAACTTTTTACAAGGCTTGTTTCAATTAATGAGTACTGTTATAGGTAACGTATTGGTATCATTAGGAAAAGCTGCAATAGGATTAGGTACTACTGTAGAAGCTATGCAAAAATCTTTAGCAGCATTTGTGGGAACACCAAGTATAATTGCAGGTGTTGCATTAATTGCTTTAGGTACAATTATAAAATCTGTAGTTGCTGGAATCGGTTCTGGAGCAGGTGGCGGTGCCACTCCATTTGCAAATGGTGGTATAGTATCTGGTCCAGTGAATGCACTGGTAGGAGAATATGCTGGAGCAAAAAATAATCCAGAAGTTATTGCACCGCTTTCTAAATTAAAAGCCATGCTTAATGATACCGGTGGTGGCACTTCTGTAATAGAAGGAGAATTTGTATTGCGTGGTAATGATCTTGTCAGAGTGATAAGACGTCAAGAAAAAAGAGACACCAGGACCACATGATACCAGCTCAATCCTTAACACTGTCCATAGTCAACTCTCAAGAGAATAGCATGCCTATTAATGAGGAGTTTGCAGAGCGTGGATCGCTACAGTTAAAGTATAATGGTAGTGATGATCGCGGCCAGTACATGATGGCTAGTGAGTTGAATTTCTCTATGGAAGTAAATGATGCAAGTGATCTTGCATTCCAGCATTTGTTTACCGGTAATGAGACTAATTATGAGGTGATTCTTACTAATGAGAGTGACCTTGTTATCTGGAGAGGTTTTATACTGCCTGAGCAATATGAAGAACCTTATGAGCATAAGCTGCTCTATGTAAATTTTACGGCTACAGATGGACTTGCTAGGCTTAAGGGGAAATACTTACCTACTGCCTTTTATAGCCAGAGGCATAGTGTGATCACTGTGCTGCAAAGATGCCTGGCATTAACTAATTTAAACCTGCCTATACTATTTGCACCATCCTTAAAAAATGACAGTCCAGATATAGAAGATGACTGGAATAAGATCTATATAGATATGGCTACTTATAAGAGCAACAGCGATAAGCTGGATGACTGTTATAAGATAATAGATGCACTACTGGAGACACTAGGCTGCTCTCTATTTGTCTATCAAGATCAATGGTACATAACAGGTCACAACCGCTACAGGTTACCTGATGGCGTGACACCTAGTATCAACTATTATAAATACAGTGCGGCTGGTGAGCCAGATGGTAGAGTGGATATGCTTATCGAGCCTGTGACCATACAACTAGAGGCCACTCCACAAATAAGCCTATTACCACCATTCCAATTAGTAACAGCTGAGTGGGATGTGGATGAGCGAGAAGATGTACTGCCAGAGGACATTATAAGCCAGCCTTATGAAGATCTTGCACAGTGGCAAAATCCACCACCTGTAGTGCATTGGGTAACTAGTGCCGCTGGACTGCAAGTAGGTCGTGAAGTATTAGGAAGAAGGAGACTGCCATTAAGCTATGGGAATTATATAGGGAGCAATGCAGCAATAGGTGTTGCAGAAGCTGATAGGCGTTCTAATATTATAAGCAGCGGTGAATTTGTTGCACTAGAATATTACTCCATTACTCCAGTAGATAATGCTGGATATTATATGGAGTTGCAAGAGCCTATTTATTTAAAAAGCGATCCTGATTTTATCGATGTAGATATTACCATGGTGGGAATATTTAATTTTATAGATAACTCAGGACCATTTCCAGCACTAGATGAAGCTGACTATGGGAATCAGAATTTTAACTATGAGATCCTTTATGATGGTGTGACCATGATAAGCAACTTACCAGGGTATGTAGATAGAGAAGGATATCTATTAGAGATAAGCTATGAAGGTACTGCAGTAAATGATGCAGAAGATCCTAAGCGTATAGTGGGCAAGTTATCTCTTAAGGAAATGCAATTGCCTACACCGGGCGGCCTTTTACAAGTGCGCATATATGCACTAGGGAATCCGCAAAATAATATTAAAGCCTATGCAGTAGGATGCTCACAATTGAGTATCAAGTACACTGCAGATGAGGAGCAGGTTACAGATGTGACTAGGAATATAGACTGGACCACTCAATATGATATTGATCTGACTCATGGTGATAATGTAAATGACTTGAGTGATAGTCACTTTACTTTGAATAGTGTAGATACTAACAATGAAAACTACACCGAGTACCAGGCACTTGCAAAGACAGCATTATTTGATGGCTGGGTGCCACCTTACAATGCGATTGATTATATAGAAGTAAGTAGTGCCACTTATACAGCACTGCAGGATGCTATTACTAATGGAGACACCATCTATGGTATTAAAAATGGCAGTACTACTTATGAAGAAATAAAGACCGTATATCCTAGCATCTATCAAGGCGCCTTTAACTTTCAAATGTTTAGAAGTGGTCAAGGTAAGTTCTATGTATATCTAGAATTTGTGGATGGTACCGCGTTCCTGTATTATACAGTATTCGGCACACTTATAAAAGATCAACTTTTTATTTATGCATTAGTGCCACCAGTGCCAGTGCCTAGAATATTCAGAGAATTGTGGAGCAGGGTAGATGCACCAGTGGAGTATGAAGGAGCGAGATATGCAGAGGTGCGTGCTCAAATGGTACATGATACTACTCCTGCAGTATTGGTTAAAATAGACAGCAGTGTTTTTGGTTTGCTAGATCCTTGGTCCTTAAAGCGATTTGATATCAAAGGAATTAAGAATTTTATAATCACTGATTTGACTTTGCAACTTGATACCGGTATGAGCACCACAACGCTTGTGCAGTCATTGCATGATGATCTGGTATTGACTAGTTATAATGAATAGGTTTATTTAGAAATCCCGCTTTCGCAAAAGCAAAATAAATAACAATAATGGCAAATATTAAAATAGCAACGATTACAAATCATGTAAGGATAGACCAGGTGTATCTAGATGCTGCAGCTGCGGGTGGTGATGTGCTGCAAATTGAGGTTGTTAATTCCTATATAAATGCAACGCCACAACTTGCGGTATATGGAGACATTCCTACAGCTTATAAAACAGCGATGAAAGAAGCTATTGATTATACCACCTATCTTAATGAAGATCCAGCACTGGTTTTTCATGTGGCATTTGATGGCACAACACACACGATGACCGGTTATGACCGTACAGGAATACCTAGCACAGGTACTGCAATAGATGAAAATGATGTCCTTATAGCAGTATTTCAAATAGCCTGGCTAAATGGAAAAGCAGATCGCCTAGAATTACCGCTCACGCTTAAAGAAGGAGTTGCACTTGATACCACTGAGGTAAGCGACCTAGCAGATAAAGGCATCACTGTAAGTGGTAATGGACAGAGCTTTACCATAAGCAACGACACGCCTTATTTATTGCAATGTGTGCGACCACCAGGAGAAACACAAACCTATATCATAAATCACAGTTATGATATCAACACCATAAGAAGCTAATGGCAATAGATAATACCATACATTTTATAGGATTTAAAGTGCAGCAGTATGGTCTGGACACCGATGATTTTAACAACTATGTAGCGGCAGGCTACGTACAAAATGACTACGTAGAATGAGTTTAGCATTAACACTTAGATTAGTAAAGGGAAGTAAGTTAACACTTGCAGAGTTGGATGACAATTTTAAATTCCTAGAGGCTTTAAAACCCCGCATCCTAAACAGCACCATAGGAGCTTCTTACACCTTACAAGAAAGCTTGCACCTTGCGGCTATTTCTTACACGGGTAGTAACGCTATTGTAGTAACGCTAGAAGATGATCCTAATTTAATGAAAAGCGGCTTTACCAGCGATCATTTTATTGACGGTACTTGTGCGGTAACTTTTGCTTACGATGATACAAAGGTGACGGTTAAAAATCACGTCACTGCAGACGGTACCATCACATTAAGAAAAGCAAGCGACGAGCCCTCAAAGGGTGGTTGTGTGGTGCGTTATATAGGTTTTGATATAGGGACATTGAGAATGGTGTATAGAATTTTTGGAGCCATCGATTATGTTTAGTTGTATGCCTGCAAGTGCAGCGAGTGCTGAAATTATTCCTTTAGATAAGCTTTTTAGTTACTATCGTTTTGATAATAATTTTTTAGATCAAAGGACTGCAAATAATGCAAGCGGTACAAATGTAGCTTTTCAAACCAGCCCTAAAAGAGCTGGGACACATTCAGCTAAATTTGATAGCGGAACTGGAGATCCAACAGCCACCCCTAGTTATGCTACTATACCCTATTCAGCTGATTTTGATTTTGGAAATGGCACTACTGACAGAGCTTTTAGTATTTCATTTTGGATTTATCCAACATCCGAAAACTCATATGATTTTTTTATAACTAAAAGAGAGCAAGCTTATAGCGCTGAGTTTCAAGTTTCTTACGATCCTACTGATGGTTATAGATTTTTAATTTTTAACGATGAAAGATCAACAGGAGGAGCTTTAAGATTCTTAACGGCTTTTAATACTGCAGCTTATAACCTTAACACTTGGCAAATGGTAACAGCCACATATGATGGAAATCTAGGAATTAATATTTATGTTAATGAGGCAGCCACAACTTCAGTTATAAACGCTAATTCTTTTACTATAATGAAAACATATCCCCAAGATATAACCATTGGAGTCGCTGGATTTACGAAATTATATAGCAAATTTTCTTATAAAGGAAATATGGATTGTTTAGGTTTTTGGAACGCAGAATTGACACCTGAACAAATCGAGTCAATGTATCAAAAAGGACTTAATAATTTAGAACTAATATGAAAATCATGGCACAAATTAAAATAAAAACTACAGAACCAATAAGCTACAGCCAGTGGATCGCACAGGCTGGACGATTTAATAAACCCGGAGAACGCTTTTTAAATAATCCCATGCCTATAAAGGTAGCAGATACAAATGATGACCGCTTTGCGACTATCGAGATCGCGTGGGATAAGCCTTTAGAAGATGGTTTTCGCGGGGTAATCACTTACCGACAGCATTATGCAGTCATTGAAACGACACAAGACTATGACGATGACATGATCACACCGATAGGGGAGCCTTATGAAAAAGAAGTAGTCAAATCTCATCAAATGGTTAAATATAATATGGCAATGAGTGCCGCTCAAATGAATGCTTTAATAAGTGCTGCGATGCCTAATGTACCTGTAGAGATTACTGGGTTTTTTGATAGGCTTATTTATTGTATAGGCATTATAGCTATTGCAGACGCTGAAAGTTACAACACTTTTGAACTGGGTTCTGGAAAATTAATAATAGCCCCATGATATCGATCCTAAAATACATAGCGTCCAAGATCTCTATAGGTGGTTTTACCAATAAAGATGCCTGGAGAAAGCAGCCGTTTGCACATCTCGATTCTGCTACACTGGAGGAGCATAAAAAACTTCTTATAGATAAAATGGTTACTGCTGGAATGGAAGGCTTTATCATCAGGTTAATGAATGATGCCTTTATATATTTTAGTAAACACCCGGAGCAATATGACGGCGCGAGCGGTGACGTAGAGCTGCATAAAGTAGGTGATTTTTATTATGATATCTCTGGTGTATTGCACGACTATTTGGACGCGATAAATTACACCTACACCTTGAAAAATTTAAAGTTGGCTGATGTATTACTTTCTAAAGTGATGATGCAACTAGGCGATCCTAGAGTGCATCATGACAAGCGAGTGAGTTTATTAAGAATAGTAAGGCCATTAAGATATTTATGGTCCAAAGAAAGAAGAATATCAAGCGAGAGGCCGCGTCTTGCTACTATTATACAGATAGACTCTTATGCCTATGGGCATGTCATTAGCTATTTACCGCTGTACAAATATGGTGCAATAGCAGTTGTATTACTTGCCATCATTCTATCGCATCCACTGTTATGGATGGTTATAAAACTGTTTTAAATCCGCTTTCGCGAAAGCGTAACTACAACAAAATGAAAGAAATGATAAGCTCAGACAACAGTATTTTAATAGGAGTGCTAGGTGGAGTGGCGGCAATCATTACATCTTTCAAATGGATAGCTGACTCACTTAAGGAATGGCGCATGGGTCGGGAAATTAAGCTCGAAGAAATCATGAAGAAACTGGAGATAGAAAAGGAAAGGAATAAGAGTAATGAAATGGAGCTGCGAGTGATAAAGAATGATTTGCAGCGCATTAAAATAACGATGAGCGCGGTATTGCCCCTACTTAGAAAAATGAATGCGGGGGATATTGAGACATTGAATTTGCTGAGCTTGTTTGAAGAGGAGCGAAAACAAAGCGACACTTAAACCTATCAAAATACTAATCATTAAATAAAAGCAGATGAATATAGCAATAGTTATCGGACACGACTCCAAGTCGCCAGGCGCTTTCTCCAAATATTTAGGCGTGAGCGAATACATTTATCACTGTGAAGTTGCAGCAAGCCTTTCTATGGTCGCTGATATTTACAAGCGTCCAAACGCCAGAGGTTACACTGCCCAGATGCAAGCTTTACAAGAAATGGTAAAGCCTTGTGATTATGATTTGATTGTGGAGCTGCATTTTAATTCCTTTAATGGAACTGCAAATGGAACTGAAACGGTTACATATCAAGGAAACGCCAGATCTTTAGGATATGGAAAGGTATTTAATGAAATTATAAGTAAAAAATATAAGGTAAAAAATAGAGGTGAAAAGACAGTTACAAAAGGTGGTCGTGGTTTTGGATTCCTTTCTTTAATGCCTTGTGACGCTATTATTCTGGAGCCGTTTTTTGGAGATAATGGCGAGTCTCTGAATTTTAAAGATGTGCAGGAATATGCGTGCGTTATAAAAGAATGGCTTTTAAAAATACAAGAATAAATGATGAAAAAAATAATCTTATTATTTGCCGTTTTCCTAATCTTAGGATGTGGCACCAGAAAAAAGGCACTAGATGTTTCAAAAGTTAAAACAGAAGTGTCCGTGGAAAGTGATGTAAAAGTGTCCGTAAAAAAAGACATGGAGAAAGAGACTGTCCGGCAATCTGAAACGACTGAAATTAAAAGCGATATAAGCGCCACGTTTGAAGGTAAAGTATCTGACACTACAAAGCCAGCAAGCATAGAAGAAAGCGTTAAAGAAGGCGTTAAGACAACGACATTCAACAACTTTAAAGAAATCAAGACAACAAATAAAGAAAGTAAAGAAGATCTTGAAAATAAACAATCTGAAAAACAGTCATTCATTGACAAGTCATTGATAGACTTGGAGCAAAATAAACAGGAACGGCTGCGTCTTGAATCTGAAAAAAAACTGCTCGCAGTCGAAAGTGAAAAACCTAACGGATGGAGCAGCCTGGCATGGTCCTTAATTGTAATAGCAATAGTTCTAGTTGCGGGTGTTATTTTTTATTTTTGGAATTATAGGAAGAAGAAGCAAACTGCATAACTACTCCTTATATTATTATTTAAGAACTACCTTTAAACAGGTGGTTTTTTTATGGTTTAAAAATAAAAGTGTTAAAGTTTGCTTTATATAGTTTGATATATCTAAGTAATGCGTATATTTGGATATCTAATTAAAACAATAACATTTAAATCAAGCATTATGAAAAATCAAATCAACATCTGGAATCAAAACACTGGTAACGAAATAGTAACTCTTAGTCAGTTAAGAACAAGAATTTCACAAAGAAGAATGGATGCTTTAAATCCGTTAAGTAAAAATTCTGTTAAAAAAGAAATTACAGTGATGACTACAAATAAAGAATTACAGCAAGTAGCTGCTCATTATAAAAGTTTTGAAATTAGAACATTTAGTCATGCAAAAGCAATCGAAATTTATAACGCTGGTGGTGGTCAAAAAGCTTCTTTAATTAACTAATCAAAAACGCCAGTGCTACAACACTGGCGTTTTATCGTCTAAATAAAACGCAATTTAAAATCACATTTCATGGGTAAAAATACAAATTATCTAGCAGCTGCAAAACAGTCTCAAAAAATAACTATCAAGTACTGGCAAGAATGTCTTGATGAAGATGGCCACACTAGGTACTGGCTTGCTAAGAAGTCTGGAGTATCGCAATCGATGCTTTCTGATTACTGGAGTGGTAAGGTAGACATGTCACTAATTAACTATTACCGCATTTGTGGCGCACTGGAATTAAGGCCTTATTTAATACCAAAAGAGCTGGATGATAATGATATTACTAATGTTGGTTTTAATTAAAATGCAAATAAAATGCAACTTTTATTGATGTCTTTTTTTTGCATCTACACTATAGCATAGGCTACGCAAAAATATAACTTCTTTCTTCTAAGGAGGCGGTCACAGGTTCGAATCCTGTCGGGCTCACATCAATCTAATTAGCATAAAACCACTTACTTACGTAGGTGGTTTTCTTGTTTTAGCTGCTTTTATTAGGTGTAAATAGTTATATATACATATCTTTATATAACTATTATATAACTATAAATGCAACCTTTGTGCAACCTTAATGCAACCTAATCATGAAGATAAAATTCAAATATGTGAAGAATAAAAAGGCCGTGGTGCTTCACATAGGGCACTTACAAAATAGAAAACAAGTTAAAATTTGTGAGGCTACTCCTGCACAGTGGAATGAAGAAGCGCAAATGATTACCAGTGCACATCCACAGTTTACCTCTTTATATCCTTACATGAATGAGATATTAATCAAAGCTTATAAAATAAAACTGGAGCGCATTAATGATGTCAATAGGGCTATGAATTACCTATTAGTAGAGCAGGACAAAGATCCAGAATTAATAGAATGGTTAGAAAGTTATATTAAAAAAAAGCAACTGATACAAGACAATTATGAGCGCAAAGGGGAACTTATAGAGCGCAATCGCATGGCTGGCCATGTCAAAAGATATTACACGGTACTGGTAAAATTAAAACAATATTACAAAGTGATTCCATACAGCAATGTGACCAAGTGGTGGGTGCGACAGTTGCAAGATCAGCTGCTAGAAGATGAGCTGCTACAGGAATCCACAGCAGTGGGATACCTGTCGCGCATAAAGACGCTTTACTTTAAAATGATAGTAGACCATGACCTTCCTGATTCTAATGCTTTTAAACAGCCATTGCACAAAGTGAGCACAAGATCCTTTGAAGCGCGTAAAAAGAGACTTGATGCCGATTCAATGAAAAAATTGGATACATTGGAACTCAGCGGAATTAAGAAGCGTGCCAGAGATACCTTTATGGTTTTGTTTGAATTAGGCGGTTGCGATCTAACGGACCTGTATTTCCTTAAAAAATCGCAAGTGATAAAGGGACGTCTTTATTTAGAAAGATCAAAAATAAGAGGTAGTGACATGGATTTAAAAGTCACTGCTAGATTGGAGCAATATATAAGGGATTATGGAAATAAGAATGGCAACTACCTTTTTCCCTGGCGCAAAGATGTGGATGGTTACCGTACCTGGCGCGATAATGCCAGGCGTGATCTAAGAAAGGCCGCCAAAATGGAAAATATTACAGATGTCACCGGTGCTGCTATTTCTATGAAATGTGCCCGCCATACCTTTGCAAGTACCGCAAAGGATAAAGGGGTCGATGGTGATTTACTGCGAGAGCTTATGGGGCACAGGCGCAATGATGTGGACAATTACTACAAAGAAGCTTATCCTGAGAAAATGAGAGATAAGGCGCAGTTAAAAGTTATTAAAATATAGAATTCCGATTTCGCGAAAACGATATAATTACCAGCCATCGGGTGTTTTATAGGTGAAGATTTTTGTAAGTTCAAGATCTAAGGCTTTCAAATATTTTTGATATTTATTTGCGCCTCTTATAGTTCCATCTCTTTTTTTTAAAAGTAATTCTTCAAAATTAGTGGTATCATTAAAATCTGTAGAATCCCATACTAAATCTGTTATAGTGACACGATACTTATCTACTTTAAATTCTATTTTATAAGTAAGTTGGATGTCATATCTGGCAAATATTACCATTCCTGAATGATCTTTTATAATATCAATAAAAGGTGTTGTTCCATATAAAATATCGCCGTCATAATTGCAGTCTATAAAATTCTTTTTTGTCTTTACACTGTTAAAAAAATCAGCGGAGCTTAAACTTGTTTCATAAACATTTTGCCAGGATAGTTTATTAGAATTTGATGCAAAATTATTTTGTGATAAAACTAAAAAAGGCAATAATAATAAAAGATAAATCGTTTTAATTTTTTTTTATATTTTTTATGCATTTCAAAAGTAACAGATATAATTATTACATCTTCAGTTATTTTAATAAATGATCTGTTTTTCTTGTACCGGTTATCATCTAGTATTAGGGATAAGTTGTAATCTGAACGTTTTCCTATGTAGAAATTACCATTTTCGTTACGGCAATAAGCTTTAATTAGTGCCCCGTTATGTGATAAATCTGGGTGATCTTCTAGTTTTATTTTAAGTTTTTTTTTAGAATCAACATAAAACTTATAGTTCTCGGTAAAAGGTCCTTCTTGTCCTAAAAAACTTTGTTTTGAAAATATTCCCATTTAAAGATTTTATCTTTTTGATGCATTAAAAGTAATCTTTTTTAATTAGTCTCACTAAGCTCTTTGCTTGCATCATCAATAATTTTCCATTTTATCTCATTACTTACTTTTAATATTTCTTTAGTGTTTTTAAAAGTACTGTTCAAAACCCTTGAGACGGCCTTTGCGTTATTCCCTAATGAAATTCCTAAGCTTTCAATTAGATCATAGATTTCCTTATTTGAAACCTCTTTATATAATGGATCAGGTTCATTTAATACATGCTGATTTATTTGATCATTATTAGTATAAAGTTGCATCTTTTTTATTACAAATTCTTCTAACTTAATCAAAGTTTTTCTTTGAGGTTTTCTATTGCCTTTTAAAAAATTATGTATTCCTTGCAGTGATAAAGAGACCTCTTTCTCAATCTCGTATGCAGTGTAGTTCTTTTCTTCTAGCCATTTTCTGATTTCTTGCTCTTCCATAACATTCTGAAATTAAGTGTTTTAACAAATATAAATTAATTTATTGTAATATATTTGCATAAATTGGTATGTATTGGTATATATTTGTAGTGTGTTTAGTACGTAAAAGTAAAAAAACAAGTTTCGTGCCACATAAATCTTAATCAATATTTAACACAGTCCTATGGCTTCAAAATTTATAAAAACAGGATGCGCTCTTGATCCAGAACTGGCAAGCGATATCAAGCTGGCTTTAGATCCTAAATCAAGACTTGAAGTCGCTCTACAATTAGAGTTTTCTATGGATTTAGTCCGGTCACTTCTTAATGGACATAGAAATGTTACTGAAAATAACCATGGGCTAGTAATAGGACTTATTAAAGCAGCAAAATTGAAATCTAGCCACATGGCAGCAGCTGGTCATCGCATTTATAATGAAATGGATCTATACATCGATCTAAATATCAATGACTATAAAGCTCAAAATCTCGCGAAAGATGGAAAATACTAATAAAATCCAGAAAGTCGTGCTGCTTGTTAATGAGCGCACATCGCTCAATGCTAGAATAGATCATTTGATCAATAGCAATTTGTGGACTGATGAAGAAACTGATAAGCTACTGGCTATATATCAAAATAAACTCAAGGAGATAGAACAGTCTCTACCATTAAATCCATTTGCATGAAAGTAAATATTGAAATACTAGTCACTATCGTAATAGTAGCATTCATTTTATATGGTGCTTACTTAATTGAAAGCGGTCATGAGATAATAGGCGCCTGCTTATTAGGAGCTGCAGCTTTGTTCATTCTTATTCTCATAGGTAGAGTAGTGCAAGAAGATAGAAGGCTTAATGATGACATCAACGATCTAGATTAATGGATGGATATGTACACATAAATGATCTGATGACGCACCTGCAGTCTCATGGCCTTGTAATTACAAGGCGTGAACTAGTAATGAGTGACGAGCAACTGGAGCGAGAAATCTTGCTGAGAGATCAGAAACGTGTACTTAAAAAAAGGTGGTTATCCTACAAGGAGATCATCGATAATAAACTACTAGGTTACAGCAGTAGGACTGGTCTTATCACTGCTCTTAAAAAGCGCAGTGACTTTGATCAGGTAGTTAAAGAAGTAAATGGAATAACTAAGGTGTTCACTAGCACTATAAAACAACTGCGAGATGAATCCTAGTAAACAACACTGCCGAGTGGTTAGACAAGTCATGAATAGATTAGAACTATCTCGCAAGACTTGCCGACCAGGTGAATGCATACTCGATGCAGGTCCATTTGTAGATGAATGCATTAAATGTGGAGCGCAGTCTCCAGTAATCTCTTAAACCAACTAATTATGAGCTATCTCTATATACAAGAAGTCCCTAAGTACGATCATGTTTGTGCTGAGACATTGAACCAGGCTAAAAAGATCAAGGTGATACCTAACGCCACTCAAGTAAGTATTGCAAAGATGTATGGAGAAGATCCATTCACAATGACTGATATAGAAGCGATATGTGATGCAAAGTATGTGTATGCTTATGTATTGATGTCATCTACTTCTTTTTGCGTGTACGACTGTGCAGATGAGGCAGCAGTAGAATATGGACCAATCCTGCGCAATAAGATCATTCTAGATATAGAACGCCAGCACAATACTTCTTTTGGTCGTCAATTAGATCTCATCATTAGTAACCATAAAAAAGCATCATTCCATGTCTAGTGTAGTGAAAATGAATTTTGATGTAGAGGTGGCAAAATGTGTAGGCAGTGATGCTGCAATCATGTTATCAAACATACAGTTTTGGGTGTTTAAGAATGCTGCAAATGATAGGAATTTACATGAAGGAAGGTACTGGACCTATAACTCTGTTACTGCATGGACAGACATCTTTGAATGGTTATCTACTAGGCAAATAAGAACCTGCTTGAATAAGTTAGTTCAAGGTGGTTATTTACTTGAAGGTGAGTATAATGGTGATAGTAGAGATAGAACAAAGTGGTACTGTCCTACTGATCAATATTGCAAATTACCAAACGGTAAGCTGCATTTGTCAGAATTGACAAGTGCAGTTGTCAATCCTGACAGCTCATATAAGGAACATATTATAAACACAGATAATAAACTATATGCAAACACAGAAAATTTTACTTTAAAAAATATGGAAGTAAACAACCCTGAAATTGTAAAAACAGAAACTGCTGTTCCAGATCTTGCAAGTAAACATTTAAAATCAAACTTTCCATCCATGTGGGAAAGTGCATGGATGAAAGCTCCCAAGTATGTAAAGCAGCAAGAAAAGAAAGTAACTGATCATTTTGATGCGGCAGTGTTAAAAGAAGGCATTGATTACGATGGTAAGAAGCTATATGGACGTTTACTGGGATTAATTAATAATTGGAAACCTAGCAATGATGCAGCTATCGAAAAGCAAACTGCTAGAAAATTAATGACATTATGATGGATGCTTTAGAGAATAAAGCTTTTAATAAAGCAAATAGTAATTCAAAATTAATAAAGCTGGAAACAGGTCAGCTGCCACCACAAGCGTTAGATCTTGAGCAGGTAGTTCTAGGCGCATTAATGATTGATACAGATGTAGTCAGTGATATTACAACTCTTTTATCTACTCAGGATGTTTTTTATTCAAAGCAGCATCAGGCGATATACGAAGCAATAACAATGCTGGCAATAGATATGAAACCTGTTGATTTACTTACTGTATGCGAGCAGTTAAGATTTAATGGTAAGCTAGAGGTATCTGGTGGAATGCATTACATAGTTGAGTTGACTCAATTAGTTAGTAGCACTGCACACACGCACTTTCACAGCAGGATACTAATGCAAAAGTATATAGGTCGTCAAGTGATTAAGATGGCCAGTAATCTAATTGGTAGGGCATATGATGATGACACAGATGTAATTGAACTACTTGCAGAAAGTTCTAATGAATTAAGTGCTATTCAAGATTTAATGATGAGTGGCGTTCGTCAAATGACAATGAGTGAGGCTCTTGATAAAGTAGAGCAGCGCGTAGAGTTCTTAAGTAAGCAAGATGAAGGTGCTATTACCGGTGTGACTTGTGGCCTTACTAAGGTGGATAAGTTTACAAGTGGATGGCAACCTGGCAGCTATGTAACCATAGGAGCAAGACCAGGAATGGGTAAGACTTCTTTATTAGTTGGTAACATGGTAGGCGCATCAAAGCAAAAGGTTGCTACTGGATTCATCAGTCTTGAGATGAACACTGTAGAGTTAGTAGGTAGAGCAGTGGCTGTAGATAGTCACTTCCATCTATCACAACTATTAACAAAAGGATTTGAGAAGGAGAGCTACTTTGTGCAGCTGCGAGAGGTGACTGATAGAATGAAGAAGTACAACTGCCACTTCAATGATCAAGTGAGTGATATCACTGACATCATTGCAACAGCTCGCAAATGGAAAAGAGATAATAACATTGGCATATTATTTATCGATTACCTACAACTCATAGGTGATAGAAGTTACAAAGGATCCATGCGTGAGCAGGAGTTGTCTAGGATTACACGTAAGATCAAATTACTAGCAAAAGAGTTAATGATACCAGTAATTGTTCCTGCACAGTTATCGCGTAAGGTAGAGGATAGAGGTGGTGCAAAGAGGCCATTACTTTCTGATCTAAGAGAGTCGGGAGCAATAGAGCAGGATAGTGACATAGTTGCATTCCTTTATCGTCCAGAGGTATATGGGATAGATACAGATGATGATCTGGACATGGTCGCTGAGAACTGCAACACGGAATTCATATTTTCTAAATTTAGAGCAGGTGGTACAGGCACTGTATTAATTTATTGGAAAGGAGACAAAACTAAATTCTATAACCACGCCTACATTGAGCAATCACATCAAGACATATCACAACATGCAAAGGGGACCGATGAAGCCTTTGGAATTAATAATGATGATTTACCTTATTAATATGGCAGTAAACAGACCTTGGATAACACCACGAGTAGCACACCAGCGCACTAAAGATAACTCTAAGTTCTACAACAGTAGAGCATGGCGCAAGATACGTGCAGCATTCCTTCAAGAATATCCTGACTGCGTGCAGTGCAAAAGGGATGATATAGTAACACCGGGCAATGTAGTAGATCACATCAAGCCTATCACCGAGGGCGGCCACAAGACAGATAGAACCAACCTTCAAACAATGTGTAAGGCTTGCCACGATAAAAAAAGTGCTTATGAAGGTGGTAAACAGAGGGGTATGGGTAATAAAGTAATTACGGTAAAAG